CTTGATAATAAATGTAGATAACTCTCCTATACATTCCAAGTCTGGTATAAAGAGTTTATCATCCTCTATCAACTGTTTTAAGTTAGAACAACCAACAGCCTTAGTTGCTTTTGTGGTTCGTACACCTAACTGTGCTTTACCGCCAGAGAACCCACCACCAAGAACCTGTCCTGCTCGACCTCTCATAGATGCCATGATAAGATTATCATACTCTAAGTCAAACTGCATGGTGTTTGCAACTTGCTCACCGATATCATTTACCTCTATGAGCACAAAGGCTTGATTATACGCACGAGCAACTTCATAAATTTTCGCTGGGAATAGAAGGGGTTTTATTTCGTTGTCTCTAAATTTACCTACAACTCTGTAAGGTATTTGTGATATATCGAATATCACAAATGCAGAGTAGTCTTTTTGTGTTCCTCTTGCAACGTCACATGTAATCATATAGGTTGCATCTTCTTTTGGTGTTTCGTACACATCTAGATTTGCACTAGATTTTAGTGGTGGGTAATATGCTAAAGTCCTGAGTTTTGCTGGACTAATTAGAGTATCGATAGAACCTAGAAACTCACACTCAAACTCAGTATTAAACTGAGCCTCTGAGGTGTTTTTAATAGTCTCTTCTTTCCACTTATCATCACGGCCTGGCACTTCGCTCCAATGAACCTCAATAGGAACATAAGAACTTCTTTTTTCTTCTGCATCTACCCACATCTTATAGAACATATTCATTCCATGTGGAGTAGAGACAATCATCACCTTTGAGGTTTTACCAGAGGAGATTGTTGGGTAGACTGATGAGAAGAACTGTTCAGCAACATTAGAGGGAACGTAAGCAAACTCATCAAGGAAAATGATATTATAAGAACCGCCACGCACCGCACTAGCAGAAGTAGAAGCAGCCAAAATCTTAGAACCATTTTCAAGTTCCAGACTCCCTTTGTTCCATGACATTACTCCTTGTTGCATCCATTTGGGTAGATGTTCATACGCAAGCTGCAAACGTGATAGTAGATCACGTGCAACTGCGGCTTTGTTTGCAAGTATAGCAACATTTACAGAAGCATTATATAAAACATAATGAAGAAGGTAGGCAATAATTATAGTAGACTTGCCTGATTGTCTTGGTAGTTTACAGATAGTAAAACGATTTTTATGAAACGTCCCTACCATATCTTTCTGAAAGTCATACATCTTAAAAGGTATAAGACCTTCATCTAGAGAAACAATTTTAATATAGTTCTCTATGAAGTATTGGGGATCGTCCATGCATTTAGCATACTCCGCCAATTGTTCTTTTGTCCACTCTTGAGAAACATTAGTCTTTTTAAGATTAGGGTTTCCTAGATATACTGTTTCATTCATTAGTGTAAGTTGAAGATTTTAGACATATCTGGATTAACGAGTTCTCTATTCCGAATATGTTCTTCCTCAATCTCCTCTTTAGATTGTCCATAGTATTCTACGCCGTAATGATTTGTAATCATCCACTCGTTAAGAGTTGTTTCTTCTTCTTTAACTGTTATTTTGAACTTTCCTAGAATACGTCCGTACTTACCCTTGTCATCTTTCTCTGTAATAAGTGTTTGCATTGAGCCTTCTGGAACATATCTCTTAACTAGTTCTTTTGCCATGAGGCCATATTTCTTTTCTTCTAAATCTCTTGTGCGACTCTCAGGAGTGTCGATACCATACATACGAATCCTTTGTTTATGCATCCATACACCAAACCCCAGATCAATATCTACATCCACTGTATCGCCATCTACAACTCTTAAAATCTTACATCTATATTCGTACATCACTTACCTTTCAGCATCTTTTGTAGTTCAGCAGTACTTCCTACAAACAATGCATTAGTAACATTCTTTGGCCCATTATTAGGAACCTCTTTTAGTTTATTCATCTTCTCTTGTAGATCACCTAATTTTTCGGTGACTTCTGCGACTTGTTTGATGAGGTTTCCAGCGACTTCGTAGGCTCTGGGATGTTCTCCTTCTTTAGCAAGCTCGAGTATGCCATCAATTGCGGTTGACCCCTTTTCGACAAGATCATAAAAGTTCTTTCTTTGATAAACGTAATCTGCTTCGATGTCAGGGGTGGAAGTTTCATGGGGTACTGTTATCTCCTTTCCCATATTAATAACTTCACCTACGGTTTCTGACTCGATCTCAATCACACCTAAAGCTTTATCTATTTTTTCATTCATTGTCATATATTTATACCATAGCTTAAATCAACTAAATTTAAGTCTTTACTGTATATAATAGTACCATCACCATATATTGCTTCGACACCATAATCATAACTTTTCCATCCTTTAGGCCTTTTATAAAACATTTTAGTTTTCCCAATATTATACGAATACTCCTTATCACCAGTTATTTTTGCTACAAAGTCTCTTAGTTGCATTTTAGCTTTTAAAAAATCTAATGGTGCAGAATTAAAATCAGAGTGCCAAACTACTTCTTTTGATATTACTTGATTTATAGCAAATTTTAACATCTCTGGAGAAAAAAAGAAAGGTTGATAGTTATCAAGTTCAAACTTAGAAACTTTGATATCTTGTAGATATCTAAAAGATTGTGTCAAGTAAGTATGTCTTGTTATTGGCCACCACCTATTATAATTTTCTGCCTCAGAATCATTCCAATGAGGTGAGTGTTCTTGTAAATCACCTATATGTGGAAAACCAGTAGAACCAAAAAGTCGATCAGCCTCACACCCAGTAGTAAACACATTCTTATCTATCTTTGCTTGTCCGAATAGTTCTAAAGGTTCTACAATTTTATAGTTCCAATCTTTAAGTCTATCTGCCATGTATGGCCAAGAACGTAAAGGAAAGTCTGTTCCTAATATAATATTTAATTGATCTTTAGGACAAATCTCCATAAGTGCTACAATAATTACTGCTGAATCTAAACCACCAGAATAGAATAAATCTATCTCTTTATCGGTATCTGCTATTTCTTTAGCCCTATTCATAAAAAGATCATCAACTGATAATTTTGAAACGTCTTCGTGATATTTAAATTTTATATTAGGAAAATGATCATTCTTCATATTAAATGTAAACTTGTTTTCTCCTAAAAGGTCATTAACATACCACCAATGAGGCCTCCCGACAAACTCAACAAATTCAGTATCACATATGTGGTTTTGCAAAAAATCTTGGTTTTCATTAAATTTATCAAAAGTTGCCTTTCTATAATTTGTAGAAAAAAATAAGAAGTTTTCGTTACTCATATCGTTAAACAATCCCTTCCCATAAACTCCATAATATTATTTCTATTAACAACAGTACCATCTTCAGTTACAGCAAGAACAGTATAGTCAGGTGGTAAAGGAGAGAGTAGTTGTTTCTGCACATTTGGGTATGTTATAGTTTTTGGAGCTCCATAAGCATAATCTCTATCTATTGTCTTTTCATAAATAAAATCTCTAATCATCATCTTTGCTTTCAAATATTGTTTTTTATGTTCTTCTAAAGGACTAGGAGTGTAATAAACCATTTCTCCGTTCATATGCATATTGATAGCATGCCTCTCAAAATTTTCATGATAAAAGAATGGTTGGTAGTTATTCATATCAACATGATCTACATGAAGGTTTCTTAGAAATCTCCAAGACTGTGTGAGGTAAAGTCTTCGGTGTTTTTCGTACCATCTCTTGTCGTTCCATTCTCGATTACTAGGATCGCTAAGATTTCCTGCTTTACTTCTATCGATATGATATCCAAGATGATTGTTTGGGTCTGCCTGAGCATAAATAGTAATTAAAGTATACCCATCAGCACCATATAACATATCTGCTTCACAACCAGTGGTAAAAAGATTTTCATCAATTCTTGCCAAGCCAAATAAATCACCATCGCCCATAGTTACATGAGGAAAGTCTTTAATAGATTCTTCATATAACTTTGGATATTCTTCTATAGAAGAATTGCTACCCATTATAATATGAATTTGATCTTTAGGACATACTTCTCTTAAAGCAAGGAACATAGCAACACTGTCTATACCCCCAGAATAAAATAGGTCTATCTCTTTTCCCATATCCCTCATTTCAATTGCACGTTCCATGCATAGATCAGAGAAGGTTGATAGACCATCAGTAAATTGATATTTGACTTCTGAATAATATTTTTGAGACATATTGAAAAGGTATTGTTCTTCGCCATGCTTATCGTTTAGAAACCAAGATTTAGGTCTAGTATATTTTTCTAAAAGTTGAACTTCTTCTAGTTTCTGGAAACAAAATTCCTCGACAAACTTATTGGAAAACTTTTCCCAGCCTGAAGTTTCAGCAACAAAAAGAGCATTATCATTTTGAGCAATATTATAATTTACATAATGTTCCCAGGCCAGACGATATTCATTACTTACATATACAAATTTTGTCATAATATAGATAAATTATGTAGTTTTATCTTCTCCTGTTTCTGGATCAAATTCTTTAGCATCTGAAAAGAATGAAGATGTTTCATTAAAACCAAAGTCATCATCTGCATCAGCAGATGCTGGATTAGG